GCCATGGAGTCCATTGAGGTGACGTTCAACGGCCAGGCCGACTTCAACAAGCGTGTGACGGCGGTGATCAACCGTAACGCGGACCTGATGTACCGCACGTACGTGCAGGTGGTGCTGCCCGCCGTGGACCTGTCCGGTTCCTCCACCAACCTCCAGCGCTTCCGCTGGCTGAACTACATCGGCCACCGCCTGATCAAGGTGGTAGAGCTGGAGATTGGTGGCCAGCGCATCGACCGCCAGTATGGTGACTGGATGCAGATCTGGACCCAGCTGTCCCAGGATGCGGGCACGGTGGCGGCCCTGGATGACATGGTGGGCAACACCCACGACCTGGTGCTGATGAAGGACAAGAAGGGTTATGCGCTGGATGCCTCTTGCGCGGGTGCTGAGCTGACCAACAGCTGCGCGCCCCGCTCCGGCACGCCCGCGAAGACGCTGTACATCCCCCTGCAGTTCTGGTTCTGCCGCAACCCCGGCCTGGCCATCCCCCTGATCGCCCTGCAGTACCACGAGGTGCGCATCAACGTGGAGTTCGAGCAGTGGATCAACTGCACGTACTACGAGCTGACCACCGGCCAGTCTGCGGCGGCGACGTCCATCCAGTCCCTGACGGCCGCGTCTCTGTACATCGACTACGTGTACCTGGACACCGAGGAGCGCCGCCGGTTCGCCCAGCAGTCCCACGAGTACCTGATTGAGCAGCTGCAGTTCACGGGTGCGGAGAGCATCACGTCCTCCAGCAACAAGATCCAGCTGAACTTCAACCACCCCGTGAAGGAGCTTGTGTGGGTGGTCCAGCGTGACTCGTTCGTGGACTGCACCCCGGGTGCGGCCTACATCACGGAGGTGAACGGCTGCCAGCCTTTCAACTACACGGATGACTTCACGACGGAGGGCATCGTGATGGACGTGCTGGCCCGCGGCTCTCTGGGCGGCGGCTCGAGTACGGTTGTGCCCACCACTTCGGGCGATGGGCCTTCCGGTCCCTACCTGCCCGGTGTGGGTATCGCCCAGGGCCCTTCTCTGGCGGGTGCGTCTTGGCTGGACTCCAGCATCAACGGCGCCAACGACTCCGACGAGGTGTTCGCGGCCACGACCAACTACCTGCTGGCGAAGGTGATCCTGGAGTCTGGTGTCAAGTGCTCCGGCAAGAACCCCGTGGAGGTTGCCAAGCTGCAGCTCAACGGCCAGGACCGCTTCACGGAGCGCGAGGGTCGCTACTTCGACCGCGTGCAGCCCTACCAGCACCACAGCCGCACCCCGGCGGTGGGCATCAACGTGTACTCGTTCGCGCTGCAGCCCGAGCAGCACCAGCCCAGCGGCTCGTGCAACTTCTCCCGTATCGACAAGGCGACGCTGCAGGTGACGGTCTCCGTCAACACGGTGCGCTCCGGTCGCACGGCGCAGGTGCGCGTGTACGCGGTGAACTACAACGTGCTGCGCATCATGTCCGGCATGGGTGGTCTGGCCTACTCCAACTAAGCGGGCGGCGCTTAGTGTGGTGGTGGTGATAACAAACTAAAATTCAAAAGAGGGGAAACCCCACAAAATGACTACGGAATCCCGTGTTCATTCTGTCAAGGTCCCAAGAAGATGAGCATACCGAAAGGGATAGTCGGTACAGATTCCGGCACATACGGAGGAGAAGGATCCTCCTCGTTCGGGCATCACTTGAATCGCATGTGAATGGCACGGACTGTTGATGTTCCCCCAGATATATCCGCCACTCGTTAGCGTATACAAGTCCTTGTCGTGATAAAAGCAGTTGAATCTAGAGCGGAGCGCGATGAGCGAATCTAGATGCTTGCAGTGGATCCAGAGATGCTCGGAAAAGAACTCGAGAAAGTCAAATCCAATTTTGGTTTCGGGGAAATCGTGTCCAAGATAGTACGTGCCGTTTACGAACCACACGTCAATCTCGCAGTCAAATCCTCTCCGAATTGCATCGCGAATCGTGCTCGGTTTGTTCTCCGCTGAAGGGTCTGGCCCATGAAGGTTTCCGCGATGCGCAATAATCTTCATGGTTTATTCGTGAAAGAACCATAATGCCTAAACTTGTCATTTTTGACTTGGATGGAGTTCTCCTCAATTCGTGCGATATTCACTTCAATGCGCTCAACACTGCGCTTCGTGAATGCGTCGGAGAATCCGCTGTTATCTCGCGCGATCACCACGAGACGCTCTACAATGGTCTAAGCACGCGCGCGAAATTGACGAGGATTGGACTTGATCCTGCCATACAGGAGGCGGTGTTTATCCGAAAGCAGGAGCTCACGGCCGAGGCGATGAAGACGGTTCCGGCTCGCCCAGATCTTCATGCGGCGTTGGTTGCTCTGCGAGTACGCGGAATTTCGGTGTGGTGTGCGTCAAATTGTATTCGTGCCACAGTCGAAACAGTTTTGACGAGTCTGGGCATCCGCCGCCTATTTCAGGGCGTTCTATCGAACGAAGATGTTGCAGATGCAAAGCCTTCGCCTAGTATGTATCTTCGCTGTATGGAACTTGCCGGGGCGATGCCCACCGAAACGCTAATCTTTGAGGACTCGTACACTGGACTTTGTGCGGCAGTATCCTCTGGTGCGCGAGTTTGGAGAGTGGCCCATCCGAGCACATTTACTCCCAAATTCATCGCCGAGGCCGTTTCATCCTCTCGGTCAAATCTTATGCGGGATGTGAATGTTGTCATTCCGATGGCGGGCAATGGGAGTCGTTTTGCAAGTGCGGGGTACAAGGATCCTAAGCCGTTTATTCCGGTCTTTGACGCACCGATGATCTCGTGGGTAGTTCAAAATGTTGGTCTCGATGCAGCCTACACCTTTATCATCCGCAAGGAGTTTGAAGAGACCTACACTGCGTCGTCATATCTCCAGACTCTTTGTTCCGACGCGTCAATCATCACTATTGACGGTGTGACGGAGGGGGCCGCGTGCACCGTTCTCTTGGCGAGCACAACCATTGACAAGGACGCACCGCTGCTTATTATCAACAGCGATCAGTACATTAAATTCTCGGACTGCGAGACATCTTTCAAGCTGGTGTTTGACTTCTTGTACAATCCCGCTGCTCGCGAGTTGTCGGGCATGATCTCAACCTTTGATGGGAAGGGCCATCCCAAGTGGTCGTATGCAAAGGTGAACGAGGATGGAATTGTCACAGAGGTCCGGGAGAAGGACCCCTTCTCCCAGCACGCAACAACCGGCCTTTACCTCTGGCGCCGTGGGTCGGATTTTGTGCGGTACGCGAATCAGATGATCTCCAAGAACATTCGGGTGAACAATGAGTTCTACGTTGTTCCTGTGTTTAATGAGGCGATTGCGGATGGCCACAAGTTTGGCATCGTGGGATGCGAGCGCATGTGGGGAATCGGTGTTCCAGAGGATCTCGACTACTTTCTTACACACTTCACACGTGGATGTTGAACCATGCGCCCAACTCATATTTCAAGTGTTGGTTCAGAGTATCGGTATTCGCCTTTTCGCGAATGTCATAAATACAGTTTCGTTCACACGTTTCAATCCGTACGCCCTCTTTGTCAAGGAATGCTTGAGCCTCCGGAAACACGACACCACCGCGCACAACGCCCCCGTCTCCAAAGACCGGGATGGTGTTGTGCATGCTGCGTAGATAGACAAACGGCTTGCCGACTGCGATTGGTGTTCCGAAGCTCTCAAAGTCGCTTGGACCATTCTTTGACGGATTCTTATCTACTTCCTCCATCACATTGAGCAGAAATTCTCTATCAAAAAGCGTGGGCTGAACATTCATAACATACGGATCTGCCGGACTGGCCGCTTGAAAGCAGGTCTCTCCAGATTGCAAAATTGCACCAGAGAATGGCCACGAACACTGGGATAGTTTTACGAGTTTCACCTGCGGGGTTGCCTCCATCAACGCAAGGGCATCGTTGAATGATGCCCAGTCGACAGGCGCAGTTAGAAACATATCGTCATACCAAAATATCACATACTTTGTATCTATCCGTCTAAGATACGATATGACTCGCGTAATATAGTTGGTATTGTTGTTTGCGGGGTCGTCATAGTGCAGGATTGGGAGATCTCCAACTTTCGCGCGGATTCCATCAAGGGGTCCGTCCGTACAGATGTACATTTGGATCGAGTCGTTGTTGAAATATCTGCGCTTAAGTTCCATGAAGGGCGTCCACAGACTCCGATACATATAACAAGAGCAATACAGGATGGATATACTCATATTATAAAAACTTGCGAAGAACTATTTATTGAAATAACTTGATCTCTGATCTCGTCGCTGTATACGCCGGCATATAGATACACTACGGGAGATTGGAGCCCTTTGAGTACACCGAAACTTTGTGCATAGAACGGGGTTCCATATACGCGACGACCCTGTTTTGCCCTGTCGTTGTCCAAAAATCCTGAAAGGGTGGTGGGTTTTATTTTGGAATACACAAGTTGGCCCATATGACCGGCGGGGGCAATGAATGCACTGTCTGGCATGTCTATGTGCGAAAACCTGCGAGTCATGCTGTCAAAAATCGCTTTCATTGTCTGTGATATATGCGTTCGGTTCAAGAGGGGCGGGTTGACAGCGCCCTCCGATTTCTCAAAGACCATGAACAATGAATGAGACTTGTACTCTTCAAAATCTCGCAAGACATACTGGCTTTGCCCAAACAGCCACTCCATCGTCGTCTTATCAACAAAGTACGTATGTTCATTGAACACGATGGAGGGCGACTGGATTGTCAAAAGGTGGTTCATATTCGGAATGGACAAGATGACCTTTTTAACGTGAGGGGATATGTTCTCTACGAATACCCTTGGGTTGTACAAATGTTCAAACACATGGGACATGCATATACAATCGGTTGATGAAAAGTCATATGTTTCGCAGTTGCCCTGTACAAATTTGAAGGGTGCATCGGGTCTATCGCACATGTCCAAACACGTATAATCCACATCCTTCCCAATATGGTCGTATAGACTGCCAGACGATCCGCCGATCTCAAGTAGCCGATCTACGCGCTGCCGCATGACAAACTGTGAGAACTGCTTGTGATGTTCTTTCCACGTAGGAGTTTCAGCGGTTTCGTTGTGAGAAGTTCCATAGAGTATCGCGGGGTCAATCAAGGTCTTAAGTTGAACGCACCCGCACTGGGTGCACACAGATGTTGTCGCATCGCGTACCACATCCGTTTCAATCGGCATGCTTGCGGGGGAACATGTAATGGGAACATCGTGGATTGTATAGAGCACTTCTAGAGATCCCGAACAGACTGCACAGGAATGTCTGATCAGGTCCATATACCTATGTGTCATAATTATACCTCGTACTCAACGAATCGCATACGCACCTATCAAAGACGGTAGTTTAGGTCAATAAAAAATGAGTACAATTGTTATGCAGGCCATACTGGCGAATGCTCAGAAAGCGATCGGGGATCGGCTGCGAATGATTCAGCACAATACCCCCGAATCTATCAAGGTTCGGTTTCTAACCTTTGCAAATACCGGGTACATGAAACCGACGCGAATCATACAAGAGGCCTCTCCGTTTCGGTTTGACTCTGTTCACGTCATGAACGAATACAGTATTCCGGAGTTCATAGAAAAGCACAGAGGCTTCATTGAAGAGAATAAACATGGATATGGAATATGGATCTGGAAGCCTAAGATTATACTCGATACACTTTTGGCCATGGACGACGGAGATATTTTGATCTACTGCGATGCGGGTATGCACCTAAACATAAAGGGTCTTGACAAATACCGTAGTTACATGCGAAAGATGGAGGATTGCGATATCCTAACCTTTTCGCTGAATGATAAGTACAAGGCCCAACACTACGTCAAGCGAGATGTTATCAACGCATATTACCCCGCATTTGCGGAGGAGGTAACCCCATATTGCTACGCAGGTGTCATGATCCTAAAGAAGACGGCGGCCACAGTGGGCCTTGTGAAAGATTGGCTTAGACTTTGCGAAAACTACCATTTTCTTGATTCAAGCGCATCTTCGGTTCCTGAATTGCCCATCTTCCAAGGACAAGACGGCGACAATGGCCTTTTCAACATCTGCTTGGCAAAGCATTCTATCTCAAAATCAATTTATCCAGATGAAACGAACATTTACGACCCCAACGGCTTTCAGTTGCACTCTCAACGGGCAAGTGACTGGAACGTGTTAAATCAGTCTCCGTTCCAGTGCCGACGGATGCGCCCACCCAAGGAGTGATTTTAACGCCGAACGATTCTGTTCACAATGAACTATCCGATCTATACTCCGGACATCTCCAACTATACAACATCCGTCCAGAAGTGCATTCGGGAAGGATGGTTTAGTTCGCAGGGAGAGTTCATTGAGAAGGCACGGGACGTTGTTCAGCGAGTTGTGGGCACTCCTTATGCGGTTCTGGTAAACAATGGCACGAGTGCAACCCACCTGCTGTATAAAGCACTCAAATTTAAGCATCCTGAGCTTCGGACGCTCTACGTTCCAAACTACGTATTTGTTGCAGTCTGGAACTGTGCTCTTTATGAATATTCTCCCGAGTGTATTCGGGTTCTCGAAACAGACGCCGTCACGATGAACATGCGCGTAGACGAGGAGTACATCCAAACGCTTGATACAGGCGCCGCTGTCGTAATTGTTCACAATGTTGGTAACGTGATCAATGTTCCGCGTCTTAAACGGCTTCGTCCAGATCTTGTATTCGTAGAGGATTCTTGCGAGGCGTTCCTAGAGACATACGAAGGACAGACAACGGGCACCGCGTCTCTTTGCTCGGCTGCGTCTTTCTTTGCGAACAAGCTGGTAACAACGGGCGAGGGTGGGGTTTGGTATACAAATGACAAAGAACTGTACGAGTTTATCTACAAGTCCTGTCATCACGGAATGACGTCTGAAAGATATGTATATGACGTATTGGGCTACAACTACCGAATGACGAACGTTCAAGCAGCGTTGCTTTTTGATCAGATGACGGACATTTCAAGCATTCTTGACAAGAAAAGGGCAATTTACAAATACTACGCATCTCTGCTGGGCGATAGAGTTGTAACGAGTGGACTTTGGATGATGGTCCTCCGAATTCCGGGGATGAGCTATCCCGAGTTTGCTACTCACATGATGGTGCACGGAATTGACACGCGTCCAATGTTCTATGAGATCCAGAAGCACTCGCACCTGCGTGATATTGTTGCTCCATACCAGTCGATCGGCCATTCAGAGATTGCAATGATACCCTCTTCGCCAAGTCTCACACAATACGATTGTGCGTACATCGCAGCCGCGATCAAACAGTTCCGCAGGCCCCATCAGCTTACGATTGTTCGGGCAACTTCAGATCTTTTGCATGCATTTATTTCAAATCCTCTGCCGCCTACATTTCGGTATTTTACAACCCGAACGGTTGACCATTGTCTGGAGGCGCATACACTGACTGTTCTCGGAATTGAAAACGACAAACCGGTCGCATATGCGCATCTCGATGATCGTTGGGTTGGGGTCTGCGTTCTTCCCGAGGCACAGGGGCGTGGATACGGAAGTCTCCTTCTTGATCTCGTGGTATCGTCTGCGACAACGGATCTTCGCCTTACAGTTGATGTGTCAAACGAGCATGCCCGCGCAATGTACACGCGGCGGGGGTTCGTGACCTTGCGGGAGACCGATACTCATTATTATATGGAGAAGTCCAAATGATAACTCTACCGGTGTCTCTTGGAGAGGCACTCGACAAACTTACGATCTTGGATATAAAGTGCAAGCGCATCAAGGATCATGCTGCGAGCAAGACAGAATATGATATCCTCTATGAGCAACTCAGATCATACATTGAAACCTTTTCCTTTCATTATAAACTCTTATACAGGGTGAATGATGAGATATGGGTTCTCCAAGACGAGATACGTATGATGCCGTATCCAGATGGCCAAAAATGTATAGAGATACTGAATAAGAACGATATGAGATTTCGCATCAAAGATGCAGTGAACAAACTGTCTCAATCAGTTCTCCGGGAGCAAAAAGGATATGCCCCGCGCCGCGCACTTTTCATAGGACATCTTGGACTTGGGGATCACATTGGTCTCAACGGAGCAGTCCGATTCATTGCGCTTCAATACGACGAGGTCGTTGTAGCCGTAAAGTACTTAAATCTCAATGCCGTGAAGGCAATGTTTGCGGATATGCCGTCTATCAAGTTTATTGCTATCAACGGTGGTTACCTAACCTCTCCAACTCCAACCTCAAGGGGCGAGTGTTTCGTGTACAACCCCGACGATTTTACAACCGTGTATCGGAGCGGGTTCTACACCCATCCTCGAAACGAAATGGATGAACTTCCTCACTGTTTCTATCGGGATATGGGGTTTGATCCCTCCATTCGGCATATCTACTTCAATGTTCCCCGTACCGGCAGTGCTGCTAGTCTCTACGAACCTCTCAAAGACATTCCGTATATCTTCACACAGCAGAAGTCCTCTGACACATTTACTCCTCTCATCACTTGGGACAAGGATGCCACCCTGACCATTGATCCTAATGTGAACTCCTATCCCGAAGGACATCGCTGGCACAATATCGCACAGCGTTTTGTGGACCAACCCTTTATGGACTATGTGCTTGTTCTCGAGAATGCCGCCGAGATTCATACTGTGGACAGTTCGTTCTACTGCCTCGCCTGTTATCTTACATTGAAGTCGACTGTGCGCCGTTGCTATGCGCGAAATACGGGGGTTTTAATACCCGAGTATAAATTCATCTAATGAATCGTCTTGCGGTCGTTACGGGGGCAAATGGACAGGACGGTTCTTATCTCTGCGAACTCTTGCTCTCAAAAGGATATGTTGTCTTCGCGTGCGTCCGCCGATCATCTCAGGATACACTTGGACTTCTCAGCGCGATTCGCAGCCAACTTCGTGTACGATATATTGATATGGTCGACGGAATTAGCATCCACAATGTCTTTTCTGAGATCGACCGCCTGCTGCCAGACTATGAGAGATGTGAGGTTTACAACCTGGCAGCCCAATCCCACGTCCATGTATCCTTTTACGTTCCCGATTATACTTCGCAGAGTGACGGTCTTGGATTCCTACGGATTCTAGAGTGTGTTCGCCAGTCGTCGCTTCGCGAGAAGTATCGCGTTTACCAGGCATCGACAAGCGAACTCTACGGAGATACATCGGGGACTACGAAGCAGTCTGAGACCACTCCTTTTAAACCCAGATCTCCGTATGCACCGGCAAAACTCTATGCATACTGGATTGCTCGCAACTACCGAGAGTCTTACCGGATGTTCATTTCGAACGGAATTCTGTTCAACCACGAGAGTCCCCGGCGTGGAACGGAATTTGTGACACGGAAGATTACCAAGGGGCTCTGTGACCTCGCTGCGGGCCGCAGATCAGACTCCATTCGGCTTGGAAATCTGGATGCAAAACGGGATTGGGGTCACGCGCGAGACTATGTGGAGGCGATGTGGATGATTCTCCAGACAGAGGAGAACGATGACTGGGTGGTTGCTACAGGAGAGGTTCATTCTGTCCGCGACGTTATCTCTATCGTGATGGAGAGCCTTGGGGTTTCTTACGCGTGGCAAAAGGATCCGTCTACGGGACTCGAGCAGGCAGTTGATGCCTCGGGTCGGATCTGGGTCGAACAAAGCGAGGAGTTCATGCGACCCAATGACGTAACGTATCTCTGCGGAGACCCGACAAAAATTCGGGAGAAACTTGGGTGGAAACCGACTGTGGGGTTTGAAGAACTTATCCGCGAAATGATAGAGAGAGATATATAATGGTTAATGCATTCTCCTTTTGCCTATTTGGGTCCGTGGGCGCAATTAATGGTCGGGTTGAGAATGACGGCGGCCTAGTAACCACACACGTCTGCTGTATCCCCGGGGGATACTACGATGGTCTTGAGGAGAACATCAAATTGATCGAAAAACACTTCCCTGGGTGGCGTGTCTACGTCTATCTTGCAGACGATGTCCCCGAATGGTTTGAGACGTTTCTATGTACCACCTATCCAAGCGTGACTTCTCGGCGGACAGGAACGTTGGGGTACGAGACAACAGTTCATCGCTTCTTTGCAGCCGATGAACCCGATGTTGATGTCGTCTTTTTCAGAGATGCAGATAGCCGAGTTCATTGGAGAGATAGGTGGACTATTCAGACGTTTTTGAGCCAATCAGAATCCCTTGCACACATCGTCCGCGACCATCCTCAGCATACGTCGCGAATTGCAGCTGGAATGTGGGGAGTTCGCAAGGGGCTTCTCAAGACACCCCTTCGCACACTCTATGCATCTTGGGAACCGGTCCATTCCGGAAGCGGGGACGTATCTGACGTAATGGGGTATGGAATTGATCAGAACTTTCTAGAATCTGTTGTGTATCAACTTCTTAAACCATCGGTCTTGATTACACATAGCAACGGCTCCGTTGTATATGGCGAACGTGGGGTTGAAATTCCATTTCCATGGTCAACCGAAATGCATGTTGGGCGCGTTGAAACTAAAACGATCACGGACAACTTCTGGACTCGAGAACGAGACACACCGCCACCGCTACTCTGGCAGGTAGTTATACCACCCCCCTTTACACCTCCGGTCATAGCGCCGCCACAAGTACAAGTCTCTGGCCCACGCAACTTCGTATGGCACCGACTGATGAACCCTAGGGCACCCGCAGTCTAGTCCGGTAGTCTGCTGTAGATAT